TTATAGGTGTTCCATCTTTTTTTCTTGGATAATCATAAATAGTTTTTCCTAATTTATAATCTGCCAATTGCTCTTCTGTCATTTTATTAGTATCCGTTATCTTCTTTTTAGGAATATAAACTTCTGGTGAATACTCCCAAACTTTTTTACCAGCTTTATAATCTTCTACTTCTTGTGCTGTCATTTTCTTGATGTTTGTTTTTAATTTTCTAGGATCAACTCGAATTTCAGAAGACGCTCTAGATAATAGTGTAGACGCTCCAGACTTTGTAGTAGATCCTTCATATGATTGGTATTTCTTTTTAAGTGCTCCTATTCCTTGGTCTACATATGATTGTTTATAATCAAGATGATGTTTTTCAGCATCAATAACAACCATTGAATGCTTAACGGCTCTACATATTTCTTCTACGTCAGCCCCTCCAATTGACATGTCTGTAATCAAATTAGAGATCTTACCCATTTCAACGCCTTTAGTTTTCGCTTTCATATCTGGTAATCCTTCATGCCCACGATATGATTCTTGAGGGTCAAAATCTTGTAGCCCTTTTAAAGCCGCAGATGTTTTTATAGTATTTCCATTTTTATTAGGAATAACTAAAACTGAATCTCCATCAAAATCCGCTCCAGACATTCTTTTTGCTACATTAGGACTTATCCCAATGGCATCTTTGGCAGTATCTAAAAGTTTTCTAGCGGCAGGTTGTTTATTATTTACTACCAAATTAGGAATTTCAAAGGTTCCTCCATGTGGATATCTAATTAAAACAACTGGTTCTCCTGGAAGATAGTTTGGTGCATATACCTCTGTGTCTTTCATAGAAGGTATTGGTAAAATTACATGAGAGCCTTGTCTTGGTAATCCTGCCGCTTTTAAATGAACAGCCGCTGAGTCACAATCTCCAGCAAAAGAGTCTAATAATTTCTTTTTAATAGCTGGATTAGTTAATGCCATAATCTCATCAAAGGCCTCTTGTTTATTAGAATAAGTTATCCCTAATTGTTTTTTAGCAAGAGCTGGTGTTTGCTTTGAAAGCATTTGAGAGGATAGGGATTTATTCCATTTTTCCCAATCACCTTCTTCGTTTACAATATTAATAGTTGATAGTTGATCTTTTCCATTAGCATCTTTATAATGCCTTTGACCATTAATAACTTTGAGAACTGCTCCAAAAGGATTATCTGGATCAACCTTTGTAGGATTTAAAGGATCTTTTTTTAATGGTTTAAAGACCTTATCTGCGGGTGTTCCTAGTTTCTTATTAGTGTTAAATATAACATCAACACCATCAGGCATATTATCATTATACATAGCCATACCTTTTAAATAATGCGTTCCATCTACAGCTATTCTTACTTGTGCATATCTAGAATTTCCAAGAGATATATCGTTAACCCCTCTTCTTAATTCTATAACACCATCTTTATCGCTTCCGCCTTCTTCAGAATATAATATTTTAATTCTCTTTGAACTTAAGCTCTTAGGTGGTTCCATTCCAAAATAAGATCGGCCACCATCTTCAGAATGATATTCGGTTACCATTTTAATTTTATCTTTATTCTTAAATACTGTTGCATGATCCACACCAGGGCCTGCTAATACTAAAAGACTTGTTTTCTTTCCACTGCCACCCGTTCCTAATTGAGGAACATTTGTGAAATGTGTTGTATATCCTTCTTCTTCTTCTAATAATGCAACAGCATTCATTAAATGATTTCTAGTTACTCCTAAATATAATTCAGAGTTAACACCTATATCAATATATTCCCTATCTTTAACTGCTTGCTTTAATAAATTTGCAGTGACTACGGTAGCACTAGTTCGAGCTTGAAGAATCGGATCGAGTAAACCTCTAACGGAAGATTCGCCCATGCCCATTTGTTTTCCTATTTCTACATGATTCATTCCTGAATTACTTAATTTTAAAGCTAATGCTTGCTGAGCTGTTTTTTCCTGCATTTTGGCAATGTGTAATTTAGCTCTTAATTGCTTCATGCTAATTCCACAAGAATCAGCTCTTTCTTTTTCTGTTAACCCTTTTCTTTTTAAATCATCAACATAGTTTATAAAACTTTTATTTCTTTGACTTGGTGTTTTGCCACTTCCCCATGGATATCTTCCAGAATGCCTCGGTGTTCCAATATGATATAGTTCTTCTCCATCCATAACTTACTCCCCACTTCTTAGTTTATTAATACGCTTATCAAAAATAATTATTTTATCCATAATATTATGGATATCTTCAGCTAATGGTTCATGAATAAGTATTTCTTCAGATTGATATATTCGAAGTTCAATACTAATTTCTATAGGTTTTATTTGATACTCTAAGCAAAATAGGGCTGAGTATACGACTAATTGTTGAATGTGAGTTGGAGTACTACCAGTTTTAAGATCATGAATTCTAAGTTTATCATTACGAAACGCAATAGCATCGGCTGTACCAAAACAATTATATGAATATGAAAGTGGTTGTTCTGGTGTCATTTTAAATCCGATAGCATCATTAACATAGGAATTTAAAGTTTTCTGAGATTTAGGTAATTTTTGTCCTAGCTTAATACATTGTGCCGCAAACGAATGAAGTTCTGTTCCTTTTTGAATTGCCAGGAATTTAGTATAAGCCATATCTAATTTTTCTTCATCATAATTTACCCAATGGTATTTACTTGCTCCTAGAAATGCGTGTAGGCCTTCTAGGTCTGAATGTGAGTTGAAGATCATCTAGCACTTCCTCCTTATTTTCTGGATAGATAAATGTTCCAAATGACATTAAATTCGTTTCTTTTACATAATATTCTTGATTAGGCTGCACATTCTCTTTACAACTTCTTTTACATTCAAGAACTGCCCATTTGTCCTCATATAAGATTGTTAAATCTGGAAACCCTTGAATATAGTTAGCATCATTTTTTAAAACAATACAACCTGGAAATATATTTTTTAGATCTTTTATAAGTTGTGCTTGAAAAGCACTCTCTAATGCCATGGCTTACTCTACAATTTGTTTATCAAGTTCTTGTGAACGTGAAACAATCTCTAAAGCATATTGAGAAATCTGTCCTTTAGCAAAAAGACTATTCGCGGTTTTTGTAGCCATATTATATCTCATTAATATATAATACATATTATTAGTTGTTTCTTTTTTTAATTCGCTTATGTAGTCGGCTGCAAGAAGTACATTTCCATATGGGTCATAAATATCAGTGATGCCTAAAACTTTCATTCTATCTTTATGCCAAACTTCACTTATCTGCATTAGCCCTTTACAACTTCCATTTACTGCATATATAGATCTACTACTTTCTTTTTCACACATTGCATATAGGAGTGTTGGTGATATAGAATATTTATCTCCTATAAATGTGCATAAACTTAATAATGATTCTGGAGTAATCTTATTTTCCACAATTTTAATAAAATATGAGGGTGGGGCTACTGTTTCAACTATTTTAGAATTTTCTGATTCTTTATTTACATCCACATCATGCACTAGAAAGATTATTTTATCACTAACTATATTTGACTGCTTACTTTGTTGTGATACTATAGAGGCATGTGTTATTATATTGCCCATCTTATTAACAATAAGGAAAGGTAATACTAGTATTATGGCAAAATAAAAGAATAAGAATAACCGTTTTTGATTTATTTTCATACTTGTATCCTCCTTTTAAAATTCTATTAGTATTTCAAAAATATAAAAAGTGAGATATCTTATCTCCTTCTATTATAGCATATGATTTTAATGCGAGAGAATTTTTTAAAATTTAAAACTTAATTCATTAAAACTTTTTTTGTTTTTTAATGCATTAGCTATTCCCATATCTATTGAGGCTTTAGAAATTATGTTATAGTAATACAAATCTTGAAATGGTGTATTTAATCGATCAATCCTTCCTGCTGATTGCATCATTATTTTATAAGAGTAGTTTTGGGAATAAAATATTATTATATCAGTTGCAATGCAATTCCATCCTTCTGCACCAGCTGTATACTGAACTAGATAAATCCAATTAGCTTCTAAAGGAACTGGCTGATGCTTATGGCCATTCCATTCAGCAACTAGTATTTCTAGTTTTAATCCTAAATCTCTTAACTCTTCTAACTCATAATCAAAATTATAGAATATTATTACTTTTGGATTATCTTTAATTAATCTACTTACTGCTTCTAACCTACTTAAATCCGTGTTAACTATTTTTCTTAATAAATAACATAACTCACTTGCAGTCTTAATAGGCTCATCTTCAAATATATTCCACCTATCCTTTCTAATTTTTTCATAAAGTATTGTGTTGTACTTTACCATTATTTTTTCATAATGTAGTTGCGTTGGTCTAACATATTTCATATTAACCATCAATTGTCGTCTAAGATTAATTAGTCTTCCACATTCTACATAATGGTCTACTTTTGGATACTTCATATAATTATTATATACAACATGTTTTCTTATAAAATCAGTCCTATTTTTATAGAATCCATTGGCTACAAATATAGGAACATAATCCATCCAGGTATCTCCTGGGGTTGCACTTAATAAAATCCATTTATTTTTTTTTGCTATACTTAAGAAAGCTTTAACCCAAGTCCCAGAACCAATTACTCTTTGTTCATCAAATATAAAGAATGCACCTATTATTGATGTGTATTTTTTTACATTGTTCCAAGAATCTATTGTTACATTTACTTGACCTAATCCTGCTTGTGTGGAAAGTAAGAAGGGAGAACACTCTTTCTCCCATTCAAATGTATCTCTCTTGCGAGCAGTTGTAATTATATATAAATCTCTTGGCTTTTCCATAGGTTTATATATAGGCTCAATCTCACCTTTACATTCTTTGATGAAGTAATACCCTAAAGCAGCTAATGATTTACCAGAACCAACCCCACCACAAAGGATGGAGCCAGTTTTTAATTGGTCAATTGCTGTTTTTTGATAATCTCTAAATTTAATCGGCATCATCATCTTTCATGGTATTTACAGCAGAATCTGGGACTTCTGAATACTTGAGTTCAAGTTCATCCTCATAAATGGTTACATACATACTTTTAATGTACGCCTTAACTCCACTTTTTCCATTTACAGTCCATTCATATGGTCTGATTATAAGATCCACTTTACTAATTTCTGCGAAGTCCAATAATCCAACAGATTCTTCATCAAGCGTTGTTCTCCCATGGCTTGAAATCATAACTATTTTAGGAGGAATATTATCATATGAAACTTTTGCTTGGATATATGCTTGTGGGTCTTCATCTTTATCATTAGGTTTTAACCATTTAATATTCCAATTATCCTCTTCTAAAGACTTTGCAAGTTTGGTATCTAAAAATACACATACATTTCTATCACCTTCTGGGTTGTAATTTCCTGCTTTTCCCGAAAAGTTTCTAAATGCTATGTGGGCGTTTTCCATTAAAATGCTTTGAGCTTTCATATTTATATCTCCTTTTATTTTTATTTAAAATGGTATTTGGTCTAATAAGTTATACCCTAATCCACATACTGTGTATGTTCCGTCATTATCAAATTTAGGGCATTCAAAGCAAGTTTTATATTTCTCATCTCCACAAGGAACAAACCATGGAGGACTATCTGGTAATTCTTTTGCATATGGCTCATCAGATATGAATTGTTCAAAATCACAGTATTTTGAAATATCATTAACTGCTGTATCAACCATTTTCATATAGTATTTTTTATCAATATCTTCTACTTTTTTAAGAGACTCTACTATTTCTGATTCTAGCCAACGATATCCTTTAGAACCAGTTGCTGCATAATATTTTCCATCTTTTTCTCTCATTAGAAGACCGCCGCCACACCCAGGTTTAATAGGACAGAAGGACCCTGCTTTTCCTACAAAATGATAATCATGTCCTCTTGCTATCTCTGTTTCTAGATTTGACTTAATATCAAGATTTGCTGTTGGAATGATTCCTAGACTATCAACATGCTTTTTATTCCAAATCTCTTGCTTTTTCTCATAATCAGATACATCAGGTAATTCTTCATTCATATCTAAATATAAAGAACTAGTTACGGTCTTTGTTTCACACATATCACTAAATACTATAGGTTCTTTTGTAAACAGAGTTTTAAATACAAATGGTTGTTGAAATTGTGTGCCAGTTGCGGTCCATTCATTTGCATGTTTTCCACCTTTAGTTCTAATTCCGAGTGAATCATATTTAGCAATATATACAGCATCGTTGACTAAACATAATCTATCATAAGTAGCTTCATGTTCAAAATCATAGCCATATTTTTTGCCATATTCTGTTACAAATTTAATTATATCTTCATCTGCATCTGGAATCTTTATTGAGTCAGTTTTAATATGAGCTACAACATAGCCTCTTGCTCTTACCTCATGCTTTAGGTTTATCATAAATAATGCTCCACGCTTTGCTACTATATTATCTATATTTCTAGGATCTTTGAATTTATTTTCAAATTTAGCTGAGGTTAATCCATAGACAATATTAATTACGATTTTAAGAGCATATGATAAGTCTTCTGAAGCTTCTTCACTTGTTAGATATTTGGCAAGTATTCCATTAAGCATAGTTTTAGCTTCGTCATAATTCTTGTGCTTAATTGCTATACGGGCATCTAATAACTGTTTAAAATTCTTAGTATATGGGCCAAACATATCCATTTCAATTAGACTAGTAGGATGCATCGACGCAATATCAAGAAGTGCTACATTTATATACATTCCTGGTACTGCTTCTATATATCCACCTTCCCCTGTTTCTTCTCCTTTATAGAAACTCTTACCAAAATCGAATTTATATCCTGGGAACATTATACTAAGATCTGTATATTTGAACTTGTCTTGTGGCCTCTTATCATTACCAAATATAATCTTGGCAGTGTGCATCTGTGTGGTATCATTAATAGATAGTCCACTAAGATCTGCAAGTATTTGTCTTGCTATAAAGTCTTGTTTCCTTGCTTCAAATGTTGCTTCTGTTGCCACTACATCATTAATACAATAGTCACCAACTTTAGTCCATAATTCTCTTGGAACATCTTTATCCCAAGGCAATCCTAATTCTTGATGGTGTATCCCTAATTCTATCTCAAATTTCTTTAAACTTTGTTTCTTTGATGAGAAATCATATACATCTGCATATGAAAGATTGTACGCTTCAGAAAATAACCCATTACGACTATTTCCTATTATTCTTTGAGATAGGGTGTAAAGTTCTTGATTTGTGTATCCAAGCATTCTAGCATAAAGAATATGATTATCATATCTTCTACAATTGAATCCTATAAGTTTAAATTTTATAATGAACTCAATATCTGTTGGCGTTGGGTTTATCATAACAATACTTTGTTTTCCTTTTGCCTTCCAAACAACTACAAATAAATTAGGAAATACCTCAACATCAAAGAATACTACCTCATCTTTTGAATTTAAAGACGGATTTTCCGAAGTAAAGAATTTAACAGATTCAAGAAAAGTGCCACTATTGGAACTTGATTCTTCTGATTTAAATTGCATTTTGCCAACTAATTTTATACAGTATTCTGCTTGATTACTACTGTTATTAGCAAATGCTAAAATCTTAGGACGAAAATCTGTTACATCATATGCCATTTCCGATTTATATGCGTCATCTAATATCTTATAAATGAAATCTATGCTTGGCTTTGTTCCTGGATGAATTTCTTTATTTAGATTTTTCTTTATTAAAGTTCTTAGTGATTTTTCGCTTTTTAAAGCATCAAAGTTAATCATTTTTTCTCCTTTCAAAGGTAGGCCCGAATTAATCATTGCTACAGGTATGTTGTTGCATTTTGTTAACTTACGTCTAAGTGAGCTATTGCCATTAAATACTTTTACTTCTATATTGTCATCATATACCCGACTTAGCATACTCACATCACCTTCATACAAATAATGCAAATGTATTCCCGCTCCACTTTTACTTATTTCTGCATAGGTAGTAGGCCATTTACTAGCAATCTCTATATTTTTTTTATAAGACTTTTCTCCAGTTTCATCTTTTATGTCAAAATCTATAACAATATGATTCTCTGGCATTTTTATAAAATGTGTTTTTTTTGTATCTAATTGTTTTAGTTTAGTTTTTACATTGCTCCATTTATTTATTGGGGCTTCAATATTAGATGCATATTGAGCAGGGTAATTAGCACACATAGTATCTAATATTGATTCTTCACAATCAAGAGTCATAGAATATGGTTTATCTTCAATTGGTGCGCCCTCAACACTTTTAAATTTGTTTGCCTGGAATCCTTCATAATAACTTCTAATCTGTTTACCATCTAATCTCTTAACATCATAGAAATTATCAAAATAACTTTTTAATTCTTCCCTAAATTTATATCTTGGTAACTTAAAATCAACTAAACTATCATCACAGTATTGTTTATATAGTTCATAGGCTGTTGCTAGACTTGCTCCATTTTGTTCTTTGAATACTGTATAACTTGATTCAACAAAGTTAAAGAATACGTCTGTTTGGAATATCATATTTATAGGGAGATATCCAGAATAATAGTTTTTTCCCATTTTATGATATACTTCTAAACAATGACTTGCTATTGCTCCAAGTTCAAAATTTATCTGTGTTAGTAATAACTGATATCTTTTTGGTGGTATTTTATTACCGCTAGGCTTAACATCTATAAGTCTTCTTATAATACCAGATTTGGCATCTGTAATCTTAACAGGTTTATTAGTACCCATAAATAAGAAACAATTAGTTTTAGACATATATGATGCCTTATACTTCTCATTCATAGTCATTACTTCATGTGATATAATTGAGTTTAACTTTGTGTTATCTTCAATCTTACTTAAATCCCCATCATGCTGTATTGCTATTAGGGGGTTATTTTTAAATGCTTCTGTTGCAAATGCATTGTTTGCTGAGGCTAAGGCTTTGGCTTCAAAAGTAGTATAGTATCCTTTGAATAGTTTTTGTATTATCTCCAACATAGTTGATTTTCCAGTACCATGTGAACCATATAAAACTATAAACTTCTGAATATCCTTAGAATCACCATCTACAATTGCACCTATAGCCCATTCAAGCTTTGCTCTTTCTTCTGGTTCATACAATGTAGAAACCATTTCTTCATACGCATCTATTACTCCTGCCTCAAGAGGGTAATCTAATCTCTTACTTACATAGTCACCTATTTTAACTATAGTATTTGAAAAGGTTAATTTCTCATCTAAAGGTCTAGAATAATCTGGTTGTTTACTGATATAACTTTTAAATTGAGACCACATATCAGAACTGAAATCCCCTAATGATTTTATTATAACGGGGGCATTTCCTTTAATATTTTTTTGATATCTCATTAGTTCTTCATCTATTAGTCTTGCTACATCATATTCGTCCGTGGACCACATTCCTTTCTGTTCATCCCAAACAGCATAAAACGAGCTTCCTCTAACCATAAGGTCTTTGGATTTTCTCACTCTAAAATTAGGATATACTTCCGTCGATCCACTACGATTAATCTTTTCTTTTACTTCGACGAAATCCATCTTAGGCATCCTTTCTATTGATTTTATCTAAATGTTGCGTTTTTGCATAAAATTCTAATAAAACTCTTTTATATATTTAATCTCCAAATAAGTTTATATAAGAAATAAACGCATAAACGTCACACAAGTCTTGTAACCAAGGCGGCTCTAAGGCTTAGGGGTGTTACACTTTTTTTCAAAAACGCAACATTGTGACAGTAAAACGCAACACTTTTTAGTTTTTTATTAAATATTCAATCTTTCGAATACAGAAAGTTACACTTTGTGACAGTTTTGTAACGTTTCTGAAATAAAAGTGTAACACTATTTTGCTAATCTATGTCATAATTCTCTAATAAGTAAGCATTCATTTGATACCATATTTCTACGTGTCTTTGGTCGTCCTTATAAATCTTAAGAGGAAAGAATCCTCCAACACCGTTTTCTTTATACTGTCTATCTAATACTTTATCAAGTACATGATTCACATCATCGATCACCCAAAATTGTCCACAATCTTTGTCTATACATCTAGATAGACCTAAATTTTTTAACATAATCCAGAACCATTTTTGAGGTCTATTTCCTTTATCAGGGTCATACATTACATCATCGTCGCAACGAATAGCCAACGCCACGAGCATCTCGAGTATAGTGCAAGGTCCATCGATAGCATCAAAATTAGTATAGGTGCTACAGTCCGCAAATTTATCCCTCATCATTTTTCCATCTAGAGAACGATTGTCATCATTGGGAACTGTCCAGTAAAATTCTTTAGTATGGAGTTGTTTCATAAGTATTTTATAATGATTATAATCTAAATCATCTATGCTAATAATCTCACATAGCCAGATAAAATAGTCATACATCAATTCTTCACTTTCTGTTTTATAAGATGAAAGACCTCTCACTCTACTCATATTCATTACTCCTTAAAGCCGAGGACATCACGTTTATAACTTAGGTTACTTCTAATAACTTCATAATCTATACTAAGTACCTCATTACGAACATAAATTACATTCTCATCGTCAGGATTGCTTCCGAATTGGGTAAGGGCTTCGTCTCCTATTACTTGAGCAATATTATCTATAGGATTTTCATTCTCATCTGCTAAGGTATCATCCTCATCATAATAGGTAAGAGTTATTTTAGCAAACTCTGGAAATTCGTCTACAAAAGATTGTGTGGGTATTGTGTAAGGAAATTCTATACTATCTCTAGTACAAGAAGGAGGAGTCTCCATAGAAGGATCTTCATTATCTTCCTCATCAGTTTCATTATCTTCTTCAGTGTCCTCCTCTTCTGTTGGCCTCATTCTATCAGCACAATACTCTGCATGAGCCTCATTCATAGACCAATCAGCACCTACAGGACTAAGTGGTTTATTACCATAATTAGTAACTATTTTGTGGTACTTTCGTATGTCTTCTTTATCTGCCGGCTTTATAGATTCAGTTATCAGATTTAATACTTCCTTTTGTTTATCATTTTTAAGAACAAATTCATTAGCCGTAACTGCTACTTGTCTTTTAGCAATATTTCTGACTTGGTCTATTTCTTCATTAGCCAAATCCTCATAATATCTTTTGTATACAATCTTAGCAGTAAAGAACCCCGCTCCAAACCCTACAAGTAATACTGCCCCATATTTAATAATTTCTTTCATTTCTTTTCCTCCTTAATTTTTATAGGTCAACTCTAATATTCCACCCGATATTGTATGGGTTAGCATATCCTTCTTTCCTTTCTTAAATAAGAATAAATCATTAGAACTCATAATATTAAGAATGTTAAATGCCACATAGTCATCTTCATCATGCATGGTGTTGTCGTCAGCATAATAATACAAATGACGGTCTTTATCTCTTATTGGAAAAGTTATTTCATACATAACTTCATCGGCATCAAACATTCTTGAATAATACGTACCGCCAATTCGTTTGTAAAGTGCAATTTTTTCAGGAGGCATTAAATGTGATATGTCATACGTAATAACCCCAAAATCGTCTATAAAAACATTTTCATTATCATCATAGAATATAGTCATCATCTCAACACACTATCTTGCATCTTAATACCTCCTTAATTAAAAATCATCCATTCTTTTCCATACATTTTCATTTTCTGTATATAGTAGATATCTAGGATAACGGTCTTCTGTTCCTTTTATATAAAAAATAGGTTTCTTAAATTTCTTATACTGTAGATGGCATAGGAACATTATTAATTTTATTAACATTCCAATCCTCCTTAATCTTTACAAAGTTCGTAAATGCCAAAGTCATAGAAACCTTTATCATATGTATAAACGTCCGGATAGTCTAATACATCTCGATAGAAGTTTCCACTTCCTACAGCATTTAACCCCCTAATTAGTCAAATTTTATCGTAGATAACTCCATCTACATTGAAGTCTAATAATATAGATCTTTCATAACCATTAACAAAATCTCTACTAGGTTTGTAAGTTTCATCATACATTCCAAAGTCTATTTTATCATCACCTGATCCTAATACCCAACCAACAACAGCTCCTGCTTGTGTACGTTCCATACCTAATGAATCATATACTTCATTTAAGAAGACATGCCCACGAGTTCTAAGAAGGTCATTAGCGTATGCTTGCTTACATT